CAACGATGGACAAAATGGAACTGGGGCAACCCTTTACGCCGAGGATGCAATCTTTCTTACAAGGGAAGCTGCCAGAGCCGACATCATCCGCACAGCCCTCGAAGCCTGCTACAACCAATACGACCAAGTAGCCAAGTAGCCAAGTAGTCTATAATCCCCTAAAAAGGAGAAAATGATGAATAGGTTAGTGGTAATTGTGTTGTGGTTGTTAGGTGTTTTTGCGGTCATTCACTTAACCAACAAGTTTACGCACATTGAAGAAAATATCATGGCTATAGCAGAATCTACGCTATCTTTTATTACCCGTGAAGAAGGCGCAAAAAACAAGGCGTATAAAGACACTAAAGGACTCTGGACCATTGGCGTTGGGCACCTCATCAGGCCCGGTGAAGAGCATCTTATCCATGCCACACTAACAGACCAAGAAGTCAAAGACCTGCTTAAAAGCGATTTAAAGTGGTGTAGTGACGCCGTAGAGATTGCGGTAAAGGTACCCCTACAGCAAGCTCAGTTTGACGCCCTATACAGCCTCTGCTTCAATATTGGAGGCACTGCCTTCAAGAACTCCACTGTGGTACGTAAGCTCAACGCAAATGACTACCAAGGTGCTGCAGATGCCATCTTGATGTGGAACAAACCAGCTGTATTAGAAAAGCGCCGTAAGCGCGAGCGTGACCTGTTTTTGAGCGCAATCTAAGGGCGTAAAACCCCCTTTTTATGCATTATTGTATATAGGATCTGATCAATCCATTTTTAAATATTAACCCTCGAGGAAAGACCATGGAAGGCTTTACAAAATTACCTAAGATGCAATGTTTTAAGGAAGGCGGTTATGTAACTTCCAAGCCAAAAAGCGTTGTAGAAAAGACAACTAAAGTTGCGCCAACTGGTGACAAAAAAGCTAATGCTAAATCAGCGGCTGTGGCACCAAAAGAAAAAGAAGAAAAAGTAGATATTACTACTATGAAAAAAGGTGGTCGTGCTAAGAAAGCAACCGGCACCGTTAAAAAATTTATTAAGCAAGAATCTAAAAAACCATCTGGTGATAAAGACGCAATCAAAAAAGTAAAACCAACTGGTAACAAAAAAGCCAATGCTCCGTCTAAAGCTGCAGTAAAAGGCAAAGAAATTAAAAAGTTTGCCGACGGCGGTATGACAGGCAATATGACTATGGCCCCAAGCGCCTTTCCAGCGCCCGGTGTGCTAGAAAGTGGTCAACCGTATAACGATCCATTTGGATCAGCGGGTTACGCAGGACCCGGCGTAAAAAAACCAACCACTGATCCAAGTGCTCCTATTGTTGATATATTCCCTAATGATCCAAGATTTACTGGCACTACACCAACACAATACGGTCAGCCAAACTTTAGCCCTACATTTACCAACACTAATACTTTCAATGCCAGTGGTGGTGCTGATTACGGTTTCGGTGGTAGCAATCCAATGCAAAACCCAGCTGGTCAGCAACAACCGAACTACAATCCTCAACAAAACCCAGCACAACCTGCCCCCGCTGCTCCTGCTGCTGGTGGTTCTGTTAACTTGTTGCCCAGCCTATTTGGAGCTAAATAATGGAAGATTTTAAAGCCAACCCTAAGATGCAATGTTTTAAAGAAGGCAAACAAGTAAAGTATGAGTCTCGCAAAGAACATGCAGAAGAAATGAAAGCTGACGTCAATCAAGATAAAAAGATTGTTAAAAAAGCATTTAAAATGCATGACGCCCAAGAGCACAAAGGTGAAAAGACCGACCTATCCAAATTACGTAAAGGTGGCCGCGCTAAGAAAGATTGTGGAACTGTTCGCAAATATAAATCTGGTGGTTCTGTAACTAACGTTTATGAAGCCAAAAAAACTTCTGGCGACAAAGACAATATTCAAAAAACCAAAGACATCAAGCCGGGTAAAGCAGCTGCTCCTTCAAGAGCAACAGAGCGTCCCAATTTTGAAGGCTCTGATGTTGCAAAAACAAACAAAATGCCAGCTGGCGACAAGGACATGATTAAAAAAGTCAAGCCTACTGGTAACAAAAAAGCAAATGCCCCATCTGGCGCTGGTGGCCCAGACGCTTACAAAAAAGGTGGTAAGGTAAAGAAAATGGCTGATGGCAGTTTAACTGGCGCATTAGCTGGTGGTGCATTGGGTGGTGGTTTAGCTGGTATGGTTCAAGACCAAGAACGTAAAAGACGTATTGCCAAATATTTAGGCCCAGCACAACAAGCTCAATTAGCTGCACAACAAGCTCAAGCAACAGCTGCTCAGCCACCTAATGCTTCTGCTATGTCAGCTGCTCCGCCCCAAGATCAAATGGGTGCACCAACTGGTATGCCAATGCAAAAACGCGGTGGTAAAGTTAAGAAGTGTGCAGAAGGCGGTTCTTTAAAAGAAGTTGATGCGCAAGAAAATCCGGGCCTCTCTAAACTGCCTACTGATGTTCGCAACAAAATGGGATACGCCAAAAGAGGCGGCAAAATCTGCTAATGCCGATGAAATCAAAAGCCCAACAAGGTGCTATGTACGCTGCAGCTGCAGGTAAAAGCACCTTAGGCATTCCTAAAAAAGTTGGCAAAGAGTTTGTAAAAGCTGGTCCAGCTTCTAACAAGTTACCAAACAAAGTACAAAAGCGAGCTGCGGGTCGCGGGAGATAATCTTGGCCTACTCTGGCACTTACAATCAAACAAAGATCAACGTAGACCAGTTGATCTCGTATGCCTACCGTGATGCTGGTAAGACAGCAGAAGAAATCACGCCTGAGTACATTGACGCTGGTAAACAGGCATTGTTTTATGTATTACAAAACTCTGTAAACCGCGGTATTAATATTTGGTTACAAGAAGTTGTAGTACTGGGTGCTCAGACAAATCAACAAGTACTTCCAATGCCAAAGAACACAGTAGATGTGTTAGAAGCAAACTGGATTTACATTGTGAACCCAACGTTCTCACAAACACTACCGGTATCAAACCCTGCAGTTTATTCTTTGTTTGACCAAACTGGTAATGCAAACTTAGACCTGCATGCAACAACTACACTAACTAATAACTACTTTGGTGCAGCATATTCACAAGGCACACGTCTTTTTTATGTAGGCTTTAATGCTTATGCTCCTTTAGGCGCTGCTACTTACAATTTAGATTTCCAAGTAAGTAACGATGGTGTTAACTGGACTACTTGGGAATCATTTCCATCTGTCACATTAGCTGATCGTCAGTGGCAGTACTATGGTATTAACACAACAGAAATATTCTATTTCTACAGACTAAAAAACCGTAGCACTACTGAGACATTCTCATTACGGGCTATGCAGTTTGCTCAGTCACAACAAGTAATTCCTATGGCACGACTTAATCGTACTGATTACTTCTCCCTGCCTAATAAGCAATTCCCAAGCCAACGTACACTTCAATACTGGTTCAATCGTCAGATCGATCCAGAGATGTACCTATGGCCAGTTCCAAACAATAACTTTCAAGCATTCTCACTTATTATTGAATGCCAGCCACAAGACGTTGGTTCATTGACTAATGAGTTGTACATGCCTGATCGCGCTATTGCTTACTTCCAAGCAGCCTTATCACATAAATTATCTATGCAATTACCCGGTGTTGATATGGCGCGTGTAGGTTATTTAGAAAAAATTGCATTAGACTTACGTACTCAATTTGAAGAAGAAGATCGTGACAAGTCACCAATCTACTTCCAACCTAACATAAGCTACTACACACGATGAGCGTTATTCAAACTTACAATTCGTTGGTACTTAATGTCCAGCAATATATGGAGCGCAATGACGCAGATTTTATTGCGCAGATTCCAAACTTAATTGCGTTGGCTGAATCATCTATTGCCGCTGAATTAAAAACGTATTTACAATTGATTGTTGTAGAAACCAGTTTAGCTCAAGGTCAAACAGTACTCAATAAACCATCTCGTTGGCGTAAAACAGTGTCCATGAAGACAAATGGTAAGCCAATGTTGCTCCGTAGTCAAGATTATATTGCACAATACTTATCAGAATCAACTGCAGGTTTACCTAAATATTATTCTGAGTATGATTATAGTAATTGGAACTTTGCACCTGTTCCGGATGCAGCGTATCCAGTAGAAATTATATATTACGCAGAAGTGCAGCCATTAGATATAGAAAACCAACAAAACTTGTGGACTGCAATTGCACCACAAGCAATGTTATATGGCACACTGTTACAAGCTCAAGGCTATTTAAAAGCCTTAGACAAATTGCCTGTTTGGAAGGGCTACTACACAGACGCTCTTGCTGCGCTTAAGAAAGAAGATAACAGCCGCCGCATTGACCGCAATACTACAGTTCAGGAACCTTAATAATGCCAACCCCAGTATATACATCCCCCTTTACAGGAACTGTTGTAACCCCAACAGACGTATCCTACTACCCACTTTCTTTTAGTACAAATCAAACTCTCTATTGGCCTGCGACTGTAAATGGACAACAAGTACCTGCTGCTCGTATTATCGATTGTACTCCTACTGCTAGTGGTTTATCTATTGCTCTGCCAGCTGGGAATCAAGGTACCGTTGGCGCGGATATTCTCTTCCGCAATTTGGGCGCATACTCTTTCTTGGTTACTGATAGCACTGGCGGTAATTCTTTTACAGTTCCTGTAGGCATATCAAAGTATGTTTATTTAACTGATAATTCAACTGCAGCTGGAATTTGGAATAATGTAACATTTGCAGCTGGCACTTCTGTAGCAGACGCCGCCTCTTTAGCTGGGGCTGGACTAACCACTGTTAGTGGTCAGTTAGCAACAACCCAAAACGTTGTTAATATTACATCTTCCCCAACAATTAATAACGCCAGCCGCGCTGCAACATTTGTGTGGGGTGGTGGCGCTGGAACAATTACATTGCCAGTTGGAACATCACTGTCTACTGGTTGGTTCATTGGCTTCCGTAATAATGGTACTGGTGGTTTAATAATTAATCCACAGTCTCCTTCATTGCTAAATAGTTTAACAACCATTACAGCAAACCCCGGTGACTCTGGATTTATTTTTTACAATGTATCTACAAACGGATTTTATACCGTTGGATTTACCGCGCCGTCAAACATTACCTTTACAGCTGCAACGTATGATGTGGATTCAATTCCCGGAACAACGTATGACTTAACAGCTTTTGCTCCGATTATTCAGACATACATTGCACAATCAAATACCCGTACTGCTACTTTAGCAGTAACACTACCAGCTATTACGCAGTTGTATGTATTGTCTAATAACACTAACCACACTAACTACAACGTTACATTCCAAAACCAAGGAAGTAGTTCTCCTCCTTTAATTTTGTCAGCTGGCAATATCATTACAGTTCTTAGTGACGGTACTAATTTATATTCGTTAACACAAGCGTCTTCTGGTTTGTATTACGCAGCTAACGGATCGCAAAGTGTGCCATCATTTTCTTTTAGCTCAGATACCACAACTGGTATGTATTTAGTTGGTACTAGCGTTTTAGGATTGACAGCTAATTCAAATCAAATTATGAAGTTAGATAACTCTAACCTTGCACAACCCTTGGTGACAGTCACTGGACGTTTAACAGCAACCAGTATTAGTGGCGGAACGTTCTAATGGCAGCCGATAATATCGGACAAGATACCTCGCAGTTTACACGAATATATTCCTTAGCAATACCAGCGGGAATTAAGCGTGACGGTACTGTCTTTCAAGCTGAAGAATTTACAGACGGCGTATGGTGCCGTTTTCAGCGTGGTGACGCCAAAAAAATAGGCGGCTACCGCACCATATTCCAAAGCCTTGTCGGTATTTATCGCGGTTTGTTTTCACAACCAAACAACGGCATTAACTACATTTTTGCTGGTAACTACAACGAGCTAGATGTATTTACCACTGGAATAACTTATGGTTCTGGTAGTGGCCCTTATAAAGCTAACATGTTACTCGGCACTACTTTTGCCACGGTGTTATCTAATACAACCACTACGTTTACAGTAAAGGGAGATGTCACAACAGTATTCCCTGCAACTACACAAGTTATTTTTGCACAGTCTACTAGCCCAACAATCTATACAGTATCTACTGCAGTTTTTGGTGGGACCAATACAGTAGTTACTTTTTCACCAGCGTTTGGTGGTACAGCAACTAAAGCATGGGTTGCTAACTCTATTTTTACACCAGACCCGAAAGCGGGTCCATATCGTTTGTTATGGCAATTTGACGCAAACTACAGTCCACTTGGCGGCAACTTACAAGTGATTGCGCACCCCGGATATAATTTAGAAAATATTGACAGTGGTGTTGTTAGTCAAGTGTTAGTTGGTAACATTACACCAACAACAGCCAACCAGTGGAACTTTACTGGACTATCTGATAGCTTAGGACAAAACCCCACTTATAAAACTATTTCAGTTGACGGTGGCGCTTGTGTACTTTATCCGTTTATTTTTGTATATGGATCTAATGGATACATTGCAAACAATAACGTAAGTGCTGTATACAGTGAACAAAACTTTTACGATTGGAATGGTTCATTAGCTAAC